TAGAATAATAATAGTACCCGCCAAAAATGAAACGCTTGCATTTGTTGGTATCGTTAGGTTTTCCGCAACGGCGTAGTTTAATTCAACAAAACAATTTGCGTCTTCTATAACTAAAGTATGTTTTTGCGAGTACGAATTTTTTTTAACATTAATAATTTCGCTACCCAAAACGTATTTACTCGCAAAAACACCGCCGCCCGAATCTTCCGAAATCATAACGCGGTCTGTGGCTGCTATATTACTGCCCTTCGCGGGTAGCTGACTTATCTTTACATTTGCCATTTTCTATTTTTTTTAAATATACCTTTAAAAGATATACGTTTTTTTCTTTAGGTTTATACGAATAAACTATTTTTCTACTTTTTATATTACCCATCCTTTAAAATTAGTGTCCGTGTCGGGGTACATATCCCCGTTACTATTAGAATTATACTCAGGAAATAAATTAGTATTAAAACTAATATAATCTATAAATCTTTGTGTATAATGCTGCGCAATATTTCGTTCCTTTTCTATTAAAAAATCTATTTCGTTTTTTTCTACGTTATTCGCGTTTTCGGAATTATGCTTATAAACGCCTTTGTTCGCGATTGTATAGGCGGCAAAGGGTAAATATTCAACCATCGCCCAGTGTATTAACATCGGTTTAACATAGGTTTCTACAAGCGTTTCATAATCACCTGATAAGGTGCTTGCTATTATATCTGATTTTATTTTATTGAGCAAGTCAGTACCTAAATAATTCTGAATATGAATATCCTGCGCAATCTTAATAAACTGTATAAATTTATCAGTATCTACGTTGCCATTTACGGCAGTAAATTTAACTAAATCGTTTCGTGTTATTAGTAGTGCTTCTGCCATTATCTTACAATTTTTCTTTTACGTTGTGGGTTGCTTGGTAAAAAACCATAATTCGGCATATCTACGGGGCGCGTGCTAACTAACTTTGGGTTTTTAATTACATAACCAAATTTTTCGGCTTTCTTCACCGCAATTTGTTTTAATTCTTTGCTGTTTACGTCAATAGCCTTTCCGCTAAATGTAGCGTAAACCTGTTTATTCCAACGATGGTGGCAATTACCGCCGCCCTTATACAACCAAATTGAATATAAATCATTGCCGTTAGGACCCCAACCCGCGTTTACTACTTGCGTACCCATATTTTCAATGTCTTCTTTTCGGTATATTTTTCCCGCCGCTATCATTTTACGGCAAAATTCGCGCGTGTTTGCGTGTACTTCACCCGCATATACATACCGCGTAATAAACTTAATTCCGTCTATAACTTCGTCTTGTTTGCTTGTTATATTTGGTCTATTATCGCCCGTGCTTACAAAGTTGTATATCTTACTGAACAAAGATTGCTTTCGTTCTTTGGTAAGCATTTGCGTTTCTTCATCGTCCGTATCGTAATTTACTGGGTATTCGTCTATTAATATCCATTCTTCGTTAGGGTCTTCGCCAAGTTCTATTAAGGCGTTTGCTATTTGATTATCGGAACTTAATTGCGTTGCATCTGCGCCAGTTTCTTCAACCGCTTGTTCTTCGGTAATTGCGTTTTCTAAATCTGTAAACTCTAAAGGTTTTAACGTTCTAAAATATGTTTTTAAAGCTACGCCGTTATATGCTAAAATAGTGTCAACCGCATCTAAAATTAATTCCTGCATAGGTCGAATTACCATATTATCAAATAAAATAAAAGAGTTTTGTAATTCGTCAGCATTTGAACTAAAACCATTCGTGGAAGCAATACCAAATAATAAAGGGCTTGTAACGTTGTGTCCCAGCATAATTTTACGCAAACATTCATCGCTTAATGTATTGTATAAATCGGGCGCGTCGTTCACGGGCATTGAATCTACCGTTGTTTTACTATCCTGATTGTTATTAAAAGCTATTATTACTTTTTCCCCGTTAGTTCCTGTTAATTGGTTTAAAACTTGTTGCTTTATTAATAACTGCTGTTCCTCGGAAGGGACGCCATTATTAAAGTTTATTACCGCGCGCCCCGAAAACCCGTTGTTTACTTCATTTAAAAGATAGTTTGCAATAGATTCCTCTAATTCGGCGTATGCAAGCGCCCCGAAATAATCAACGTAACTATAATATTTCATCCCTACGGAATAAGGTCTAATAAACATTATTTCAATAGGTTCTTTACTACAACCAAAAGCGGGTATTCGTTTTGGCGTAAAGTTTCGTAAGTCTTGCCAGTTGTCGCAGTAATAATACGCTTCTACTTTACCTTTTTCGTTGCATTTTTCAGCGCGTAAAAGTTGTATAGGAACGTGGTAAACCTTAGTAATTTTCTTCCTATCTTTTGAATAAATTACTTGAACAGCGCATTGACCTAATAATTTTAAATCACTTATTAAATGCCGCACACATTCTTTAGAAAACAGCGCCATCATTTGCGCGTATTCGTTAGGTTTTTTTGACGCATTTACGGCGCTTAATCCTTTGCCATAAACTAAACGTGTTATGTTATTTATAACGGCGTTATTGGTTGTTGAGTTCGTGTACCTATCAATTAAATATTGATAGTAATTATTGTCGTCGCCGTATTCAACCCACGCTTCGCGTTTAGATTCTTTTATTTCAGGTCTTGTATATTCGCTTAATTTAAGAACGTGTATATTATTCATAAACTATAAATTCATTTGTTGTAGCGTTGGTAGTATATTGACCATTATTAACGCTGTATGTTACTATTGATTGATTCGTACAAAATATCCTATCTTTGTAAATTATATCCGCGTTGTTTTTAAGTACAAGGTTATAAAACCTATTTTCTATTAAATTAAAGGTTGCGGTAATCGTGTTTACATAGTCGCCCGTTGTACTCGAAGTAATACTAACTTGTACTTCGTCGTTCGTTTGGTCGTCCGTAATAAACATACCGTTGTAAGTATTGCTTTTAGGAATAAAACTAAACGTCTGCGGGTTATTACTTTGTTGTAATATAATCATATTAATATAACTACTTTCTTTGTTATTTGTTTCTTAATAAAAAAAGCCGACCCATTTACGGTATCGGCTTCACCTATGAAAAAAATAAAATTTTAATTGTAATCTATTGTAGCATTTGCGCCAGCGCCAGTTGCAAAAATAGTAACTAAAGTCGCTTCGCTTGTACAGTTGATAAAGTTTGCAGGCACTCTTTCCTGAGCCGTAAACGTCAAGCCGTAGCCGTTAAAATCGCCTAACGCCGCACCGTTCGAAACAGTACCCGCTGAAACGTCTGCGCCTTGGTCTAATCCCATTAAAAAGAATTGGTCTGTCATTGTTCTTACGACAATTCTTGGTCTTCCGTAAGCCATTAATTTAATTTGCTTATGAGTTGCAACGTCTTGCTTTTTTAATTGAATTGTTAGCGTTTGTTCAAAAAACGTTGTACCGTTTTCTCTACTTGCGTTAATAGTTGTTTCAAAACTATTGTTTCCTTTTAACTCGTATTTATACATAGTTAAGGCTGCGGCTGGAGCCCAGTCTATAATTTGGTCTGTATTTGTGGCGTGGTAAGCTACATCCTCAGAATCCAAGTCGTCGTAATTAATAAAATATATTGCTTTTAGACCTGAAACCGATTCTTTGCATTGTTCTAACCTACCATTTGATATAAGGCAAGACATAATTTCTAAATTTTAAAAGTTATACAATAAATTATTAATTCGCACTGTTCACGATTCCGTATGTAACCATATCTTCAGCAAAACCATATTTAGCGTCCGCAGTAAATCGCATAATTACCCTTACGTTTTGTGAGCCGTCAAGTTCTGCCATATCAATAGTTTTAACTAAGTTCATTTCATTTAACAACCCCGTTGCAAAGTGTAAATTAGATTTAGTTGTAGCGATAGCCGTGTTTGCAGCAAGTCCGTTAGCCATAAATACTTTTATTCCATCAAAGAATACGTCGCCTAAAACTTGGTTTGTACCTTTGTTGTCGTAACCGTTAGCGCCTACACCCGCAGCAGCAAAACCACCTAAAGCGCGTACATACGCTTTGTATATGTTTTGTGAAACGTAAAGTGTTAAGTCGTCTTGTCCGTACATTCTTGCAGGAATAGCATCTACTAAAAGACCTATTTGCGCCACTACGTTTGCACTTGTTACGGAAGTTCCTGTAACTTCTTGTGCGGCAGGTAAAGCAGCATCTACAGCAATTTGCGTAGAAATACCCGCGAATTGACCCGCAGTTGCATTAACACCCGTCCAAATAGTTGTTTCCATAGCGGAAGCCACTTTCTCGGAAACGTGTGCAATTAAATAATCTGAAAATGATTTAGGGAGTTGGTCGAATGCGCTAAAGCCCATTTCAGCCGCTTGCCAAGTTGAATGAAAATCTTTTTTACAAAGTTGTAAATTCACTTGGAATTCTTCAGGTTGTAAAACTTTTTCAGTTAAAGTAATCGTTGAAGTAGCGGCAAAGTCGCAACCTGCGTTGGCAATAATGTCGTCCGTAGCCACTTTTTGAATTACTTGTTTGAACTTTACGTTCGGGTGAATAGTAATACCACCTTTTTCTAATGTCGGTGCGGACAATAAAGCCGCAGCAATGTACTTACCTGCAAACTCGCCAGCGTAAGTAGTTGTAATTGATGTTGTTGTTGGCATCTTTTTTTAGTTTTTAGTTATTTATTTAATTTGTTTAATATGTTATTCATTATCGAATTACCGCCTTTAGAACCAAATTTGTACCCTTCAAATTTTTGTACGTTTTCAGGGTTAAATACAATAGGCTCAACTTCTTCTTCGGAAAGTTCTACTTCAACTTTGCCTTCAAGTTTAGCTTTTAGTTCTTCGTTTTCTTTTTTCAACGCTTCCATTTCAGCAAAGAATGTTTCTTTAACTACGCTTTCAATAGTTTTTTTAATTGTTTGCGCGCTATTCTCGGACATATAATCTTCTTTTTTTGCTTCTTCTTCTTCTTCTACGTCCACTTTTTCTTCTTCTTTTTCTTCGTCTTTTTCTTCTTTGTCTTTCATTTCAGCAATTACGCCTTCTTCTTTAACGATAATTTTTCGTCCGTCTTCGGTTTCGTATTCACCTACGGGCAAAGGAATTTTTTGTTCGTCTTCCGTTACTACCACAATTTCTTTTTCCGCTTCAAACGATTCAGCTTCTACAACGGTAATTCCGTCGTCTAATTTCATTGTTTCTAATACTACTTCCATTCCAAGAAGCGTACGAACTTTGTTTAGTATTTGATTTGTGTTCATTCGTGTTTATTTAGTTTTGAAATTTATAATACAATCCAACTTCTTTTTGAGCCGACTCAATAGCAAAATATATTTTATCCAACTCATTATAACCTGTAATTCCTTTGCTATCTAAACCAAGTGATTTTGCGGCAACATCTGCTTTATCTAATATAGTTCCAATTTTAGGAAGCAAGGCATTAGCTTTTTGTACATTTTTTTCAGACGCTTGTGCTACTTTATCAGCATTAGCTTGAGCAACCGCAATACCTTTATCAGCATTTTGCAATAATGGCTTATCAGCTTGTAAGGTTTTTAAGATTGCATTAGCATCGCCAAGAATTTTAGCAATATCTTCCACAACACCTAACTCAACTTCGTGTTTTGCTAAATCAGTTCTTTCAGGTTGCTGTATTTCAGCAATTTTAGACATAGTTGTTTTTAGAGTATTCATAACTTATTAACTTATTTATTTATTACTTGTTCCATTTTTAAGCGCTGTTACTTTGATTAACTAAACTGCCAACGCCCTGCGCTTGTAAACTTCCGTCGCAGCATTTAGATTTATATGTTCCGTCTTTACATAAGCAACCGCGTTTACCACCCTTCGGGCTTGTTTTACTCGGTGTAACAAACGTTGTTTTATTAGTTGTCTTTTTCATCCTTGACCTCTATTTAATTTAACGTATCTTTTACTTGTTTTTAGCTTTGAACTTTTTGAGTGTTGCTTAGGTCTTTTCTTTCGTGTTTTCCTAAGGAACACTTTTACGTTAGTTTGCTTTTTCAAGTTGTTTGTTT